TTAGCATTACGTATGTATACACCTGGATCAACTGTAATAGTTTCACCCGATGCTGTTGTAATATTTTGGCTAGTCGTATAAACAATAAAAGGTACTGATGGGTTAATACTTGGGCCAGCAGGAGAAGCAATGGCAAATCTATCTGCTCTTACTTGAAAGTCACTTACAGGTGTCGAGTTGTTAGCCGTACTTGCTAAACCAAAACCAGAGACATAACCGTTGTTATCAATCTTAACAGTGTATTTTCCAAACAATTCTCCAGTTTCAGTAGACCTAGTGCTAGACTCTGTTTGAATAGCTACTGTATTACTATTACTTATCGATTGTAGAGTTGTAATGCTACTAGCTAGAGCTGTATCAGAATTTGATCTAGTTGTTTGTTCCACTACTATAGCTGCTGCATTATTATCTACTCCAGTAACTAGAGTTGTAATGCTACTAGCTAGAGCTGTATCAGCATTTGATCTAGTTGTTTGTTCTACTACTATAGCTGCTGCATTATCATCTACTGAAGTAACTAGAGTAGAAATACTAGTAGCTAAAGCTGTATCAGCATTTGATCTAGCTGTTTGTTCTACTACTATAGCTGCTACATTATCATCTACTCCAGTAACTAGAGTTGTAATGCTACTAGCTAGAGCTGTATCAGCATTTGATCTAGCTGTTTGTTCTACTACTATAGCTGCTACATTATCATCTACTGCAGTTGTTAATAATGTTATAGATTCAGCTAAAGATTCGTCTTCTGTTTGTCTTATTGTTTGTTCTTCTTCTATTGCTGCTCCTCTAGCATTAGCTTCTGCTGATATAGCTGCTAACCTAGCATTAGCTTCCTCGAGTAGCCTGTAGCTAACTGATGCAACAACAGTAGCATCCGCGTCAATTAAGTCAATACGGCTCCCAAGGCTTGCGAACAGCTGGCTTTCAGTAATATTGTTTTCAAGTATATCTAATATTTTCCCTACAGTGCCAGGAGTATTAACAATATCTTCACCCTCAACCTTAATATTATCTAAATCTATAGCAGAATTGTTATCATCAAAAATATACTTAGGATCATTGTTTGGCCTTAATATTGAAACAATAATTTCAATTTTACGACCACCTAATAATTTATACCACAGCTTATAATCATTACCAAAACCATCTGTTTTAAACCAAGTATAGTTAGCTGATTTGTCAGATTCGGTTAGCGAAGAAAAATTATATAAACCATAATATGATTTATTAACTTGACTATTAGATAAGTTTAAACCAACATTATTATCTGCAAACTTAAGATGTAAATATCTATATAAAAATGAAAAGGATCCATCATCATTATAAACAATGTTGTCTTCTAAATTACCCCCTCCTATCCCATTTATAGTCATATTATAAAGGAATGAATCTAAATCTTCATTACCTGTTAATGGTGGTGTTAAACTCATATTATCTCCTATCAGCGGGTGCTACGTCAATACCTATCAAGGCTAATCTCCAATAGCTAGCGCTACTAATTTTGTAATTTAATAATCTACCAGTAGTTCTCGGATTAACTTTATATCCTTGACTAGAATCATCATTGGGTAAAAACTCTAAAGTATCCCTACCCGAAACATTTGACCAGTCAGCATTAGACACATAGTTGTTTTGACCAGTAACTGTAATACTTATTGAGGCATCTACAGGTACGTTGTCAAACACAGGGGTTATACCGCTAATATATACACTACCTAAAGTATCCCCTGAATTTAACTTTTCCCTTGCTATATAAGAATCATAAGGGACTAAATCAGAACCACTCCACATTTCATAACCGGTATCTGCTTGTAGTACTTTATAGTTACCAAGCAACATATGCAGTCTATTGTCAGAGTAAGAAAACAAATTAGACTCATTAATAGGAGCCTCAAACATAGATACTACATTAGGTAATTCTCTAATTGACCATGTGTTATTTCTATATTGGTAGATTAGAGCTTCATTGCAGAGAGAAGAGGAACCCTTAGGATAACATACCCATATTTCGTCATTCCTAGCATTTCTTTTTACAAACACTTTATCTGAGTGATCTCTATTAAGGTTGCTAAAGAAGTAATCTCTCATCCTCATATCGGCAACTGATTGTATCCCACCACTTCCTGAATGAGTGTAGATATCATTCTTATCTACCACAAAATGCTTACCATCAAATTCGGCAAAACAATTAGTATTTAAGATTCCGTATCCAATAGCATAAGGTTGAACCCTACTTATACCTGTATTAATTGAGAGAACGTGTATGTTATCCGAAGAATATATATACATATTACCACGTAATTCTCCCATATCTAAGATAGGGCTAGAGCAGTTAATCTCTAATTCATCTGCTGTATCTGTTGTAGTTCCGGGTTCCCATGTGCTAGGGAATTGACCAGTGACTGCCTGAACAGATATTCTAATAGTTGAAGGAGCGTTAACAATAGTACCATTATCATTTATAGTTAAATTAGCAGCAACTAAAGAATAGCCTAAAGGTTTAATTACCCTAGCTGTTACTTCTAATCCTCCAAAATAGTTCCACCCTGGAATTTCCGCAAAGGTATTACTATAGTTAAGGTCACCATAAAGCATATACTTAGGTGTTGTTCTTCCATTGTTAATTACAACTGCATATCCGCCGTTAAAATAAGTTGATTGCCAAACGCTATCATCATAATCTACTCCAGAACCTAATACAATAACACTTGATTGGTTCTTAGCAGAGTCAACTCTAATTGCATTACCATCTTTTAAATATATATTGTACCCTTGGTCTGGTCTATTCCAATGGAAACCATAGTCAGCTTGGAAGCTATTTAAAGTATTACTTACAATTTCACCAGTAATTGTTTCTACTGATTCATTATCGAATCTAATATTAAGCCCATCGCTAAATGCGTTATCAGGAAGTAATACTGCAGGTAAGTCTTTAATAATACCTCCCCTCCCTAACTCCATGATTTGTTTAGTTGGCATAACTACTCCTTATTTATTTATACGTTCTCTTTTACAAACATTTTAACTAAGGCACCAACGATATCTGAACGGACAACATCATTAACTGTAAATTGAATTACTGGAATCTCAATATTATTCTTTTCACACAATTTAGTAAACTTAGTGATACCATTACCATTACTTACATCTGATTGAGACGCATCACCAGATAAAATCATTTTAGAATTCTCACCTAATCGAGTAGTAATAGCTTTGATTTCATCAAATGTTAAGTTCTGAGCCTCATCTATGATTACTAAAGAGTTTTCAAAGGATCTACCTCTAATAGTCTCTAATGGTTGCATTTGAATTGCCTTCTTACTTACTAAATAATCATATTTAGTTTTACCAAATCTCTTTTCTAATACAAAAGTAATAGGTAATAACCAAGGAGCTAGTTTTTCTTCAACAGTCCCTGGAAATGCACCTAATGATCTTCCAGTAGGTACATTAGCCCTACTTAATATAATATAATCATAACCACCTTTTAAAAACATTTGAACTACTTTACTAGCAGAGCAAAATGTTTTACCAGTTCCAGCTGGCCCTAACGCTACTGTGATTTCAAATTCACTAATAGCATCTAATAGCATTTGTTGGTTAAGAGTTTTAGGTTGGAAATGAAAAGACTTGTCTTCTCTTACCATGCGTTCATTGCGTTGTTTGTCGTTTCTTTTCAAGATATTCCCTATTAGGTACCGCCTCAGGCTACGATGCCAGACTTGTATTGTGTTCTACCGGACTCTTTTACTGCTGTTAACTCTTGACCTTTTAGATCATGTATGTTAAAAGCTATATGCACCCAACCGCTGTCGGGCACTCCAGACCTATAGAACTCTAGTATCAACTGGGTAAACTTAAAGTTATCCCTTATGTATAGTGCTAGCTCTTTGTTATCCATTCCGGGGATCTCGATGTCAGCTGCATAACCAAAGCAATGATGGCTTGTTTTACTGCCACCTACTTTTGAGTTAACCTCTGGACTACGATACCCGCTTGAGATAATTACTGGGCCAAATTTGTCTCTCAATGGTTGTAATATATTATCAACTAACTCTTGAAGATTAGTTGTTACTGTTGCATTAGGTGTGTTATCAACACATAATCTAATTGCTATATCTGATTTTGTTAATTCTTCTAAACTAAAGTTCTTACTTAATTTCATTAGACTCCATCAAGTTTTCTAGGTTTTGTTAAATCGATACAATCGGTTTGGAAGGCACCGATTATTTCTTCTTGTTTAAATTTTATAGTTAACTGTTCATTCTGTGAAATACATGCTTGCAGTTCGGTTGAAACAACACCCTGACTAAACATACAAACACCATTAGTTAAACAATAAAATACGATAGGTAAAAACATTATATTAATCTTTCTTAATACTGAATTTGTTGCTGATTATTTGCTTAACCATACCACGCATACCGTATATGACGATTACCATTCCCATGATAATATACTGGTACCACTCAGGCATCTTTTGAATTACTTCAAAGCCAGCTAAAGAATAGTCAGCCATTCCCGGAATAAAAGCCATAACCATAGGAGCCAGAAAAATGATTAATACTAATTCATCTTTCCAGCTTTTTCCCATTTGTTCCATAGCTATTCTATCTAGGTCAAAGTCTTGTTGCTGCCCTGTTTGAGCAGCGTTTATTGCAGCAATTGCTTTAGCTTTTTTAATATCGGAATCAGCCAAGATCTCGACCAATTTAGCTTCTGCTTTAGCTTTTGTTTCTTCTTGTTTACCTTTGAGCCATACACCTCCGATTTGGATTAGGCTCCCTAAGATTGGAATCATTATATATTTCCTTTATTATAAATAACCCAGACAAGGCCAAGGACTACTACTACACCAGTTAATACACTGATAGTAATAAGTATTCCGTTAACCCATGCCCAAATATTTTCTCTACGCTTCATATTAGCTAGTGCAACTTTTCTTATTGCGGCTTCATTCCTACGTTTCGCATCAGACTGGAACTGTAACCAATCATCCCATAAACCGGGGCGACCTTGGTATATAAACAATTCTTTAATCTGAGCCTCATGTTGTTTTATTGCCTCTAAAGCAAAGAAGGCTTCTGAATCAGATCCAGATTGATTAGCCTTTTTAGAAACTGCTTGTTTGGCATCAAAGAATTTAAAGATGTTTGCCCCTGCTGCCATTATATCACCTCCATTGTTAATGGTTTCTTTAATAACAGCGAAAGCAGCGTTTGCAATAGCCAATTCAGCAAGCATAATTTATTTCCTATAATCTGATATCATGAGCGCAATAGTTGTGGCAATACCTGCAATCCAGATAATTGGTTTTGCAGCTCTAGCTATCCAGTCTAAGACTGTGAAGGCCCCTTGTGCTGCATGAAAAGCTGCTACAACCTCTGTTGTGTCTTGAGAAACTTTATCAACTTTAGATTCAACAGCTATTAGCCTATCGTATATTTCATTATGCGAGTATTCTGCTTTCATGATTCTTCTACTACTGTCCAAACACCATCATAAGTGTACTTATGACCAAACCACTCTTCAGGAGATGTAACGCCAGAGTGTAAGGTTGTGTTAGTGCTATTACAGTCGTTAATGATGAACTTAGGTGGTGCTCCTACTG